AGTCTTTAATGAAAAAGCTTAAAGATAAATACATGCCAGATGAACCATTTGATTTGGAAGAGATATACGAAAAACGAAGTACTCTATCCGACAAAGCAATTGCATCTGCTTTGCAACGAGCACGAAATGAACGTGATATAGAAAAGATATTAGAACAGATGCGAAAGAAAAAAGGAGGCAAATAATTAAATTATGGCGTTATCAAACACTGCCGTTCCTAAGTATTACGGCATGTTTCGTGATGCCGTGATTAGGGGCGAAATACCAGTAAATCGAGAGATTTCAATGGAGATGAATCGAATAGATGATCTCATAGCGAATCCTGGAATCTGGTATGATGATCAAGCTATTGATGGATTCATCGAATATTGCGAAAACGAATTAACTCTTACCGATGGCGAAGATCTTACGTTATTAGATTCGTTTAAGCTATGGGCTGAACAAGTATTTGGATGGTATTACTTTGTAGAGAGAAGCGTGTACGTACCATATCCAGATGGTCATGGTGGACATTATGTTAAAAAGTCAATCAAGAAGAGACTGATTAATAAGCAATACCTTATAGTCGGTCGAGGAGCAGCTAAATCTATGTATGCATCATGCATGCAAAGTTATTATCTGAATGTTGATTGTTCTACAACTCATCAGATAACTACTGCTCCGACCATGGTACAAGCCGAAGAAGTTATGTCGCCTATTAAAACTTCTATAACTAGAGCTAGAGGTCCTCTCTTTAAATTTTTGACCGAAGGTTCTCTGCAAAACACTACTGGATCTAAAGCCAATCGTATGAAACTAGCATCTACGAAAAAAGGAATTGAGAATTTCTTGACAGGCTCACTATTAGAAGTAAGACCGATGAGTATAGATAAGATTCAGGGTTCAAGAGCAAAAATCTGGACGATCGACGAATGGCTTTCCGGCGATGTCAGAGAGGATGTAGTTGGTGCTGCAGAACAAGGTGCCTCTAAGAATGATGACTATCTTATCATAGCAATTAGTTCAGAAGGTACAGTCCGAAATGGACCAGGCGATACAATCAAAATGGAGTTAATGGACATTCTTAAAGGAGAATACATAAATCCTCATGTTTCCATTTGGTGGTATAAGCTAGATTCAATAGACGAAGTTTCAGATCCTAGTATGTGGCTTAAAGCTAATCCTAATTTGGGCAAGACTGTTAGCTATGAAACTTATCAGTTAGATGTAGAAAGAGCTGAAAAAGCTCCTGCTACTAGAAATGATATTTTAGCTAAGAGATTTGGAATTCCTCTGGAAGGTTATACATACTACTTCACTTATGAAGAAACCCTTCCTCATAGAAAACGAGATTATTGGAATATGCCATGTTCGCTCGGAGCAGACCTTTCTCAAGGCGACGACTTCTGTGCATTTACATTCTTATTCCCTTTACGAAATGGTGCATTTGGAGTTAAGACAAGAAACTACATAACCGAATTAACTATGAAGAAACTTCCTTCCGCTATGCGTTTTAAGTACGACGAATTCGTAAAAGAAGGCAGTTTAATTGTCATGCCTGGAACTGTATTGGACATGATGCAAGTGTATGACGATATAGATAATCATATAATTAACTGTAATTATGACGTTAGATCTTTCGGTTATGACCCGTATAATGCTAGAGAATTCATAGAAAGATGGGAACGAGAAAACGGTCCATTTGGAATAGAAAAAGTTCAGCAAGGTTCTAAGACCGAATCAGTTCCATTGGGAGAATTAAAGAAACTTTCAGAAGAAAGACTGCTTTTATTTGACGAAGATCTTATGACTTTTACTATGGGTAATTGTATAACTTTAGAAGATACAAACGGCAATAGAAAATTACTTAAGAAGCGATATGACCAGAAAATAGATGCTGTTGCAGCAATGATGGATGCTTATGTCGCTTACAAACTAAACAAAGAAGCATTTGAATAGGAGGTGAGAAATCAAAATGGATAAACCATTAAGTACCAGGTTTAAACATGCCTGGAATACTTTCTTTAACAGAGATCCCACTGATGATTTCAAAGACGTCACCATAAGCTATTCTTATAGGCCAGATAGACTAAGACTTACTAAGGGTAATGAACGGTCAATTGCTACATCGATATTTAATCGAATAGCTCTAGATGTATCATCGATAAATATTCAGCATTGTAAATTAGATAAAAATGGCAGATACATATCACCCATTAATTCTAAACTTAACAATTGCTTAACTCTTGAAGCTAATAAAGATCAGACATCGCGAGCTTTTATTCAGGATGTTGTAATGTCCATGTTCGACGAAGGATGTGTAGCAATAGTACCAATTGAAACTACTGCTAATCCATCGATAACCGATTCTTATGATATTTATTCAATGAGAACTGGTAAGATTCTAGAATGGTATCCCGATCAAGTAAAGGTTCGTGTGTATAATGATAGAACTGGAAAGAAAGAAGATATAAAGCTTCCTAAAAGTACAGTTGCTATTATAGAAAATCCATTATATGCAGTTATGAACGAGCCGAACTCGATAATGCAACGTCTGATAAGAAAACTGAATCTTCTGGATGCTATAGATGAGCAAAGTGGTTCTGGAAAGTTGGATTTGATAATTCAGCTTCCTTATACTATTAGATCTGAAGCTAGACGTAAAGAGGCTGAAAAGAGACGTAAGGACATCGAAATGCAATTAGCGAATTCCAAGTATGGCATTGCTTATGCTGATGCTACTGAGCACATAACTCAGTTAAACCGTTCGGTTGAAAATAATCTAATGAAACAGATCGAGTATTTAACCGAAATGGCATATAGTCAATTGGGAATCACCCAAACCATATTAGATGGAACAGCTGATGAAAAGACAATGTTAAATTACAATAATCGAACTGTTGAGCCTATAATTTCAGCTATTGTTGATGGTATGAAAAGAACGTTTCTAAGTAAAACGGCAAGATCTCAATTACAGTCAATTTTATTCTTTAATGATCCATTTAAACTTGTTCCTATTAGTCAGATTGCCGAAGTAGCGGATAAGTTTACTAGAAATGAGATTCTGACATCTAATGAAATTAGACAGATTATTGGTATGAAGCCGTCTGATGATCCCAAGGCAGATCAGCTTATAAACAGTAATATTAGTCAACCTAATGAAGTGGTTGAAAAGTATACTAATTCTAATGAAAATGATGAGAAAGGAGAAGAAAATCAAAATGGAGAAGTATGATTTTAGTGGTTGGGTTACGAAGAATAACCTTAAATGTGCTGATGGAAGAACGATCATGAAGGATGCATTTAAGCATAACGATGGTCAGAAGGTTCCTCTTGTTTGGAACCATCAGCATAACGATCCTAATGAAGTTCTTGGCTATGTCCTGCTTCACAATCAGGATGAAGGTGTGTATGGATACGGTACCTTTAATGATACTGAATCTGGTCAGACCGCAAAGCTTCTTGTTCAGCATGGCGATGTTAATGCACTCTCTATTTATGCTAATCAGCTTAAGCAGAGCATGTCTAATGTAACTCATGGTAATATTCGAGAGGTTAGTTTGGTTCTTGCTGGGGCAAATCCCGGTGCGTATATCGATTCTATCATGATGCATGGTGAAGATTCCGAAGACGAGGCTATTATTTACACTGGCGAAGACATTGAGATTTATCACGCTGATCGTGATGATAGTACTAGTAAGAACGATGAAGGATCAAAGGAGGAAAAGAAGCCCATGACTGAAAACAATGATGATAAGACTATCGGTGATGTATTTGATACTCTCACCGATGAGCAGAAGACCGCTGTGTATGCAATAATCGCTCAGGTTATGGGCGATTCTGAAACCGAAAATGATGAAGGAGGAAATAAAGAAATGAAGCACAACGTATTTGACAACGAAAATGAGAATCAGGAGAACACTCTTACTCACGATGCTATGAACACTATTATTGCTGATGGTAAGCGTTATGGTTCTCTTAAGGAAAGTTTCCTTGCCCATGCGCAGGAATATGGTATTGAGAGCATTGACTGGCTGTTCCCCGAAGCTAAGACTCTTAACAACCCGCCTGAGTTCATTAAGCGTGATACTGGTTGGGTATCCGGTGTAATGAGCTCTGTAAGTCACACTCCGTTCTCTCGTATTAAGTCTGCATTTGCGGATATTACTGAGGACGAGGCTCGTGCAAAGGGTTACATGAAGGGTAAGCTTAAGAAGGAAGAAGTATTCTCTCTGCTTAAGCGTACTACCACTCCTACGACTATTTATAAGAAGCAGAAGCTCGATAGGGATGATGTGATTGACATCACCGATTTCGATGTAGTCTCTTGGCTTAAGGCTGAGATGCGTATGATGCTTGACGAGGAAATCGCTCGTGCAATTCTCGTAGGCGACGGTCGTCTTGCTTCCAGCGATGATAAGATCAATGAAAGTAACATTCGTCCTATTTGGAAGGATGAGGAACTTTATACTATCCGCACTTATGTAACTAAGGGCACTACCAATGATGAAACCATTAAGGCATTCATTCGTGCTGCTATTAAGGCTCGTAAGGATTATAAGGGTTCCGGTAATCCCGTTCTTTATACTACTGAAGATGTTCTTAC